TGAAGGCTTCGAACGGTATCGATGAGTTTCTTCCGGAGAATTGTAAGGTATTGAAGGATATTCATCCGTTCGATGGTGTCAACGTCGCCAAGGCCGTCGGAACTCAAGTTATACAGAGACTCAAGGGCACCGGTGGAAATGGCAGACACTTTGGTGTTCTTGGCCTCTGTAAGTAACTTGAATTCGGTTTTGGTGAATAGGTAGTTAACGAATGCCTGGAAGTTGAAGGCAATGGCTGTCAATTCATCCACCGGCAACTTGACGAATTTATGTGCGAGGGAATGAGCTCCATCAGAAGAGTAGCGGTCCGGATAATAAAGAATGGCGGCTAAAAGCGGAAGTTGCTCTAATGATCCGCCAATCAAGGAACGGGCCTCGATGAACTGAAGGGCGGTCAAAGAACAAGTAAGTCGATTGAAGGAAGTGTCTATCGTATAGGCTGAATATAGCTCCTCATCATTGAAGCGAATTACCGGGATCATCTGTTTGCAAAAACAGGAGTCAACGGCATAGTTGTAGGGCAGCTTGCTCAGATATCGAGCAATGGTGATGCCTGTCAATCGGTGCGGTGGAATACGTTTGCATAATTTTCGTGTGTCCGAATCGAGATCCTGGAGAGCGGCGTCATTATCTGGATAGACAATTGTGAATGGGAATGTTACTTGTTCGGCCAGCCAGGCTAAGTTAGCCCATCCATCAGAGTCCTTTATTTTTTTGAGTTTCCACCCCATAACGCGGCATACATAGTTTACGCGAACCATAGCAACGGAGAGTTTACCTTTGGCCATTAGTCCAATGTCATGAATGAGGGACTGAAAAAGGTACGGAGTAATACCCTCCCAGGAATTAGGAATGCTGTATTGCGTTCCTTTGGCTATAAAATCAATAGTTGGATTTAGCATGGCATCAGCATTATTAGGTCGTCAGGACGGTTAAAGGAGGTGTTAGTATCGACGGATCCGGAAGAATCCGAAGTAAGTAGCAAATCGATATTGACTAACTCTTGTTTTACCTCATTAGCCAAAGATGCTGCTAAAGCAAGCATACGTTCCTGCTCATCTTTGCCAGAACGACTTGCCTTGGAGTCATCGAATAGACTCCGAATCGTAGGCGGAAACTCAATGATATCGAAACGGCGGAGTGCGATGGCAATGGTTTGCTTTGCCAGGCAACGGTGAAGCATTCGCAAGATGTCCGCCTTATTTTCAGCTCGTTCAAAATAGCCTGATAGGCCATCATCCAGGGCCTCCTTTTGAATAGGAATAGCCCGGAAAAAGAAGAGGTAAGACAGGTCTATGGAGTATAACATATCGAAGTCTTCGGTACTTTGAATCTTAAGTCCATCAAGGAGCTTCTTATACCTGGTTTCTTTCCAAGAAGGGAAGTTCTCTTCAGTATCAAGCAATTGGATTGCTGTATCCATTGCGTTGTAGTAGTTTTCAATAAAGGAGCGACGCATAGTTTCCTGCTCATGCTTATAGATGTCAACATCGTCTTTACGTTTGGAAACGATGTCGAAGATGAGCTGTTTAGCCATAGTTAGATTTGCCATAGCCATGCATAAGGCATCCTTGAGTTCTCCGTCAGTGGGAACAATCTCAGAATATACCTTTTTCGTGAGAATGATAACTATCTGCTTCTTTGCTGAAATAGCAGATGAGTTGAGCTGGTCGAAAGTGATGTTACTTTCGGCATACGGAGCGTATTTACGAAACTCCGACACGGTAGGGAATAGTTCTTGTAATATTGTCATGACTGTTGCTTATTAAGTCTGTCTTTTGGAGATACATCTTCCTGGCGAGCTGGAACTTCTCGGTAGAAGCCAAGCCGATAGCCCTGATTGTATAAATCGGGGAAGTTTATCTGCATGGCCTGATTAAATGGCTCAGAACAAATTTCATCTTCAGAGGTGAGCGACATAATGTAAATCAGGTAGTTGTAATAGGCATCGGCACCCGATTTGGAAATCACTCCATCTTTGCTGACGCTCGAAATTGAAGAATCAAGGCCTACACTGGAGAGAAGTACTTCATCGGCGCGTTTATCGTAGGAAATAAGGGCGTCGATATATTCTTTATATTTCAAATCGACAGTCTCGATTTTCCAGCGTTCTTCCTCACCTGCACTATTTTTAAAACTAATGGTAGCGTAGGCTTTCCCCTGGTTGTCCGCTCCGGATAGATAACGGGATATTTTACGCAGTTCTGACTGTAGATATTTGATAAGCGTGGACTCTTTGAATACTGTACCAATCGCAATGCCATTGTATTCCAGTAATTTCTCATCGTTTTTTTTACGATGCTTGTTTTCCTCACAGAGCTTGGAGATTTGGATTCGTTTAGACTCAATCCAGGCATTAGGAATGATTATATGAATCTTAGCAGCCAGGGAGTTACGGAGAAACGAGTTTATATAATCGGCGGTATCATTAGAACCCTTGATATACGACTTCGTCCCGGCATGTGTTTCATTCACCCCATAGAACTCATCGACAGATTTTTCGCGATGGTGTGATATGGCCGCATACTTGTAATTACTGATTTCCGCCAAATTGAATTTAGGATAGATACGGAAAGTTGAAGTGCCATACCCCCATCTCCCTACAGCTATATGCCGGAAGTCCTTATAATAGACTACATCAGTGGCAACATCCTTCTTTGTCGTTGCCAGGCGGCAATGCTTATTTTCCATTATTTCAAGTCCGGCAACAGGGAGCACTCCTCTACCCTTCCCTATTGTAAATCTCCACTTAACAAAGAAATCACGAAAATAGTAGTAGTTCTTGATGATAGATTTGGCAACCTCTTTATGATCCGATTCAAGGCCACGTTCTTTCCAGCTATTAAGCCAATCAATAACTTCCGGGCAATCAATCCATTCTTTCTGTAACTTGCCATCGGCTATTGTAGGCTTGTACACGCTAAGCCCATGCCCATATAGCATATTAACCTGCTTGGTTATCAAACGGGGAAGCAATCGGTTCTTCTTGATGTCTGAGGCAATCTCTTCACACTTCAGATTGTTGAAGCCACGACTGCACACTTGAAATCCTTGGATGCTCTGCCATTGCATGTCTGGGAAGCTGCTGTCATTAAGTACCGGAAACATCGGATCCGGATCCAGCATTGACGAGATCGGTTTATCACCGATTTGAAATGAGATTACATTGTCATCGTCAAGATAACAACCGTAATTGCCTATCATTTTAAGGTTGCTTTTACTCATAGCCAATCTATTTTATGAAGTTTGAAACCATCTTGTGGAAAGCCCATATACCGGATCAGTATGCGGTAACACATCTTTGGCTCACCGTTCGCATCACTGAAGAGGAAGAAGTTATCACTATCAATGCTGAACCGTTCCTCCGGCAATTGGGTGCGCCATTTGCATCCTTCCTTTACCGTTAAATTAGGTACAGCCTCGCCCCTATGCCTTGAGCATGGGAAGAAGGCAATGGTGAAGCAGCCATTGGGAAGCTTCGAGATCTCTTTAGCCCATTGCATCGCCTGGATACCCGTCATTGTCATTTCCATGCCCGAAAGTAGTGGGTTTCGAGGTGCGCCAAAAGGACGCCCCTGCCGTTTGTCATATTTTCGGAATTTTCGGGAGGGGGTGAGCGGCAAGGTGAAAACTCAGCGGTGCGTGCACACTGCTGCCTTGCAAGAAAAATGCAATTTGATTTTTCAAAAGCAAAGGGGTATTTTCCAAAGGGTTAGATATTTTTTTGGTGTCAAACGGTTCCATTATTATACTTTTGCTGATATATTTTTAGGGTGAAAAATAGCTACTATACTGCCAAGTTATCGGGTAGATTATCCGGCATTGATGATAATTCGCCTTGTACTTTGTTTCCATAGCGACCGAAAAGGAGGTAGATTAATGAGCTGGGGAGCTGCGTTGTTAATCCGGCTTGATTCTTTAAAGGTACTTTCTTTTCGGAAGATTTATCCAGTTCGATGCGTCCCTCTGTTTTCTTCAATGGTGAGAGCATGATAGAACTGCAAAGGTTCTTGCACTCGTTTTCATCTATCAACACTTCCGGCAGGGCATTGCTACGACCGCCAAAAATGAGTAACAACAGCTTGAACTGCTGCCAATAGTAAATTGTAGACTGGCCCTCGTTCATCAGCTCGACCTCGAAGCCGTAACTTTCGAGTTCGCGCTTTAACACCCGGCTATCGGTGGTGATTTGTTCCAGTTCCTCCCGGCGTTTGTTACCGGCACGGTCAGGGTATAGGATAATGCGCTTGTTGATGGAGTCCGGGCCGAAGAACTCATGGAACTGGCGG